TAGGTGAAACAGATTTAGAGTTTACTGCATATGTTAAGGCTGAGAATATGAAAATTATTCCTGGTGATTATGATGTTGCATTATCAAAGGCAAAGATTGCTCACTTTATAAACAAAAAAGTTAAAGTACAATATTGGATTGCTTTAGAAGCAGATAGTGTATTTTAATATGAGTGAAGTTTATAAATTAGAAGACGGTACTGAATATAAAGCAGACGACTTCTTAAAAGTTGAAACTAGAGAGTATCATCAAACTACACATTATCTTAATAGACAGATTGCTGTTGAAGATATAATTAATGAGTTTGGTGATCTACCTACCTTTGAAAAAGGTTTATACTTTGATTGGTCTACCTATCAAAATGCTAGTGATGAAGATAAAGAACTAGCAGACAAAGTCCAAACATTTGTTGATGAACACGATTATGACCGAGAGGAAGATTGTTGGACAATGAACAAAGGTGGTTATGATGTTGATACTGAAATTGTAAAAGAATTTACAATGCAAATTAAATAATGAATAAAGTGAGGTTTATATTATGTCAGATTTTTTATGGGTCGAAAAGTATCGGCCACGGAAAATATCCGAATGTATTTTAACTGAAGATTTAAAAAATACATTTTCAAAATTTCTCAAACAAAAAGAAATATCAAATCTTCTCCTTTCTGGCACAGCAGGTACGGGCAAAACAACAGTTGCTCGTGCCTTATGTGAAGAATTAGGTTGTGATTATATTATTATCAATGGTTCAGACGAAGGCCGTCATATTGATACACTAAGAACTACAATCAAAAACTTTGCGTCCACCGTGTCGCTAGACGAAGGTGCAAATCATAAAGTTGTTATTATAGACGAGGCAGATTATATGAATGCTGATAGTGTTCAACCTGCATTAAGAAACTTTATTGAAACGTTTTATAAGAACTGTAGATTTATATTTACTTGTAACTTTAAAAACAAAATAATACCTGCCTTACATAGTCGTTGTACTGTAATTGATTTTCGTATTACAAATGGTCAAAAAGTAAAAACTGCTACTGCATTTTTAGAAAGACTAGGTGAAATACTTAAAACAGAAAACATAGAGTTTGATAAAAAAGTATTGGCTGAACTCATACAAAGACATTATCCAGACTTTAGAAGAACAATTAACGAACTACAAAGATATTCTGTAAGAGGTAAGATTGATAGTGGTATACTTGTTTCTTTATCTGAAATCAATAATAAAGAGTTGATTAAGATGTTAAAAGAAAAAAGATTTGGTGATATGAGAAAATGGGTTATTCAAAACCTTGATAAAGATCCATCGTCTTTGTTTAGTGGTATCTATGATATTTTATACAAACATCTACAACCACAATCTATACCTGCAGCTGTATTAACAATTGCTGATTATCAATATAAATCAGCCTTTGTGGCAGACCACGAGATAAATATGGTTGCGTGCCTGACACAAATCATGGCAGAATGTAAATTTAAGTAGAGGATGAAATGGCAAGAAGAACATTTTTTAGAACTTTGATAGTGAAGTTAAGAATGTGGTATGCTGATATAAGAGGTCATCACGGTAAGAGATGGGATTATGAACCAGGCGATTACTATATGGGTTCTCATAAAGGACATAACAAACACGGAAAAAGACACTAACAATGAGCCGCTTTAGCTCAGTTGGTAGAGCAACTGATTTGTAATCAGTAGGTCCGCGGTTCAAGTCCGTGAAGCGGCACCAGAAAGTATATTATGATTGAATATAAATTGAGTGATTATTTAAATGCAATTAACTGGACAAAAGTTAATTTACTTGACGGAGATGATTTAACGTGGGAAAAAAAATATCCACCATACGTGATTAATCGTTGCCTATCGCAACATATTGATAGTATTATGATGGCCAATGAGATGAATATTCATCACAGCCTCAATAAACGCTTACAGTTTCATTTTCTACTAAATAGTATAAGAAAAAGAAAACGATTTGGTGGTAAGTGGGTATCCACTTCAAAATCGAAAAATTTAGAGTATGTAAAAGAATATTATGGATATAGCAACGCAAAAGCAAAAGCAGCCTTAGACATACTAGATAAAAAACAATTAGACTTTATCAAAGAGAAGTTGGATAAAGGTGGGAGAAAAAAATGAGTGAAGAAAGTTTTAATTGGTCACCTGAGCAGATGTTAGAGGTTACTCTAAAACAACCAGATGATTTTTTGAAGATTAGGGAAACTTTGTCCCGAATAGGTGTTGCAAGTCGTAAAGATAAAACGTTGTTTCAATCTTGTCACATACTACACAAACAAGGAAAATATTACATAGTACATTTTAAAGAGTTGTTTGCCTTAGATGGTAAGAAAGCAACTTTAGTTGAAAATGATGTACAAAGAAGAAACACAATATCAGTTTTATTACAAGATTGGAATTTATTGACAATTGTAAATCCAAAGGCTGCTGAAAACAAAGCACCTTTATCACAAATTAAGATAATTGCTTTTAAAGAAAAAAATGAATGGACTTTACAAGCAAAATATAATATTGGCAAAAAACAAACTACTGAAGAATCAAAAACTGAATAGGAGTATATTATGATTAAATTATATAGACTCACCACAGGTGAGGACGTGATTGGTACGCCAGTTGATGAAGATACAACTGAATTACATCAAGCAATTAAAAAACCTTTTGTATTAATTCCAATGCAAGGTCAACCAGGTAAACCTATGCAAATTGGGTTTCATCCTTACATACCTTACACAAAAGACGAAGTAATAAAAATTAAAAAGGCAAACATAGTTACGGAAACAAATCCAGATAACAATATGAAAAGTGCCTATGAGCAAAATACAGGCTCATTATTAACACCTAAAAAATCAATAATAACATAACATTGACTTTTTAAAGTCTTTGTGTTATAATATTATATGAATTTGGCGAGTACTTTTTACACAAACGTTGTTGAGCATAAAGGTAAACTACTCATCCGAGGTGTCAATAACGGCCAATCATATTTAAGTAGAATCAACTATAGTCCTAATCTTTATTTACCTACAAACGAAGAATCGAAATACAAAACACTAGACGGCATAAATCTTAAATCAAAAAGATTTGATTCGATTGTAAAAGCTAAAAATTTCTATAACGAATATAACGGCATACCTGAATATAAAATCTATGGTATGAATAGATATAATTATCAGTACATCGCTGACGAATATAAGGGTGAAATGCGATGGAACAAAAACTATATAAAGATATTCACACTTGATATAGAAACCGAGTGTGAGAACGGCTTTCCCGATCCTGATACTGCAAAAGAAACGATTATCTGTATTACTGTAAAAAATCATAGTAATAAACAAATATTGACTTGGGGAACAGGTGACTTTATATCTAAAAAAACAAATGTAACTTATGTTAAATGCCAAAACGAAAAACATTTATTATTAGAGTTTCTTAAATTTTGGTGTAAAAATCATCCTGATATTGTTACAGGTTGGAATGTAAAATTTTTTGACATACCTTATCTTATGAATCGAATGAGATTTATATTTGATAATGATACAATTAATAAATTTTCACCATGGAATTATGTCAATGCTGATAGGGTGCAAATGGGAAATAAGAACTCACAGTTTTGGAATATACTTGGCGTTTCTGTATTAGATTATTTTGATTTATACAAAAAGTTTACATATGTTAGACAAGAAAGCTACAAACTAAATTATATTGCTAAGGTAGAACTTGGCGAACAAAAGTTAGATAATCCATATGAAACATTTAAAGACTTTTATACAAAAGATTATCAAAGATTTGTTGAATATAATATCCAAGATGTTGAACTAGTTGATAGACTTGAAGATAAAATGAAGTTAATTGAACTTTGTTTAACTATGGCCTATGACTATAAAGTAAATTATACGGATGTATATTCACAAGTGCGTTGTTGGGATACTTTAATCTATAATCATTTACTTCAAAAAAATATTATTATACCACCAAGAGAAGATAACGAAAAAGATTCACAATATGAAGGTGCATATGTAAAAGATCCACAACTTGGTTTACATAATTGGATTGTTTCTTTTGATTTAAACTCTCTTTATCCGCATTTAATTATGCAATACAATATAAGTCCTGAAACATTTGTCGGCGTTGAACCTAAGGCAGTTGGTGTAGAAAACTTTTTAGATGAAAGATTAAATCTCAAATGGGCAAAAGATAAAAATGTAACTATTGCACCAAACGGCGCTATGTTTAAAAGAGATAAGCAAGGTTTTCTTGCTGAACTGATGGAGAAGATGTACACCGAACGAGTTGTATTTAAAAAGAAGGCAATCGAAGCTAAAAAAGAATTTCAAAAGACAAAAGATCCAATCTACTCAAATGAGATTTCTCGTTGTCATAATATACAAATGGCTAAAAAGATTGCTTTAAACTCAGCTTACGGTGCAATTGGAAATCAATACTTTAGATACTTTGATGTAAAACAGGCAGAAGCGATTACATTAGGTGGTCAGTTATCTATTCGTTGGATTGAAAGAGATGTCAACAGATTTATGAATAAGATTTTAAATACAACCAATGTAAATTATATTGTTGCGTCTGATACAGATTCAATCTATTTAAGACTAGATAAACTTGTAGAAAAAGTTTGTAAAGGCAAAACTACAAATCAAATAGTAGATTTTTTAGACAAGGCAGCTGAAGACAAAATACAAAAAGTAATTGATAAAAGTTTTGAAAATCTCGCCAAGTATGTAAATGCTTATGAACAAAAAATGTATATGAAACGAGAAGCAATTGCAAACAAAGGTATATGGGTTGCTAAAAAAAGATATATAATGAATGTATTTGATGAAGAAGGTGTCCGATTCGATATACCTAAACTGAAAATTATGGGTGTTGAAGCTGTTAAATCATCCACACCCGAAGTTTGTCGTGGTAAAATTAAAGACGCTATTCGTGTAATTATGAATGATAGTGAAGACGCATTAATTAAGTTTGTAAAAGATTTTAAAGAAGTATTTAAAACATTATCACCTGAAGAAGTTGCGTTTCCTAGGTCTTGCAATAACATTGATAAGTATACTGAATCATCATCAATCTATAAGAAAGGTACACCTATTCACGTAAAAGGTGCTTTGATTTATAATCACTACATATATAAAAACAAACTTGAAAGAAAATATCCTTTAATTAGAGATGGTGATAAGATTAAATTTTTAATGTTAAAACAACCTAATACGGTTAAAGATACTGTCATATCCTTTTCAACAAAGATACCATATGAATTTGATCTACATAAGTATGTTGATTACGATATGCAATTTGAAAAAACATTTACTGATCCCTTACGTTTTATACTCGATTCTATTGGATGGAAACTTGAAAGAGAAGCTAGTTTAGAGGCGTTTTTTGGATGAACATATTAATATTTGGATTACCTGGGTCAGGTAAAAGCACATTTGCTAAAAAATTAATAGGCGATAAAAATATTGCTTATTTTAATGCAGATGATGTTAGAAAGATGTTTAATGATTGGGACTTTACAGAAACAGGTAGAATTAGACAAGCACAAAGAATGATTGGTTTAACTGCTTATGCTTTTGGTTCTTGTATAGTAGATTTTGTTTGTCCTTTTGATGAGTGGAGAGATGATTATGACTTAACAATTTGGATGAATACAATTAAAGAAGGAAGATTTAAAGATACTAATAAGATATTTCAAAAACCAACTAAAGTTGATTACGAAATAAAAAATTATAACTATGAGAAAATTATAAATGAAATCCAGAATAGATTATAATAGACCCACAGCCATGATGTTAGGAAGATGGCAGCCTTGGCATAAAGGTCATCAAGAGCTGTTTAAAAAGGCATTAGAAAAAACGGGTCAAGTTATTATTATGATTAGAGCAATGCCTACTTCCAAAGACAATCCATTTGACGTAAAAAAAGTAGAAGAAAATATCAAAGAAGCCTTAGCAAGTTATCACGGTATGTATGAGATTATGGTAGTACCCAACATAACTAACATTTGTTACGGTAGAGGTGTGGGTTACGAAATAGAAGAAATAGTTTTACCAAAAGATATACAAAAAATATCTGCTACAGAAATTAGAAAAAAATTATGATAGAATTTTTTTTACTAATGGTTATGATACATTGGGGATACGCTACAGGAGGTATACTAGCAATTAAAACTGATTGGAGTATTCCTAGATTTTTAATTATTATATTATTGACATGGACATTAATAAAAAGTATAACGTAATATACGCTGATCCACCTTGGACATTTAAAACCTTTTCTGATAAAGGTAAAGATAGAAGTCCTGAAAATCATTATAGTGTGATGAATTTAAAAGACATATGCAATCTACCTGTTAGTAAAATTGCAAATGATAATTCAGTTTTATTAATGTGGGTTGTTGATCCTTTATTAGATAAGGCCTTTGAAGTAATTAATGCTTGGGGTTTTAAATATAAAACTGTAGGATTTACTTGGGCAAAAACAAATAAAAAATCTGAAGGATATTTTACAGGTTTAGGTTATTGGACAAGAGGCAATCCAGAAATGTGTTTACTTGCAACAAAAGGTAAACCAAAACGAATTAGTAAAAGTATACCTCAACTAGTTGTAGAAAAACGTAGAGAACATAGTAGAAAGCCAGACATAATATATAATCACATAGAAAATTTGTTAGAGGGACCTTACATAGAGCTATTTGCTAGAACACAAAGAAATGGTTGGGACAGTTGGGGAAATCAAACAGATAAATTTTAGTATGGAATTGACTTTAGCGATATTTTATGTTATAATGATATATGTTTTTATAGTATGGTTATTAACGAGATGGAACAATGAGTGAATATTTAAAAAAATATAATGGTCAATTACCTGTAATGGATCAACAAACGTTTGAACGTGTTACAAATGACATAGGTAAAGAACAGTTTAGATTAGATTTAGCAGAGTATATTGCTAAACATAGGCCAAAGTTTCCCTTAAAAGAAATATCTTATGAAGTAATGCGTCAGGCATTTAAAGGTTTACAAAAACAAGATGTATGGGAATATGTTAAACCATTAGAACAATTAGAAAAAAATGTCAAAGAAAAATATGACGATTACAAATATAACTTTAAAGAATATGGTTTAGGTATTATAGACGCACCATCTATTTACAATGATGTA